AGTAAGATTTATGGAACCATCAACGGCAAAAGGATAAGCAGTACCGTTTTGTGTAGCACCGGTGTCAAGCCAAGTAAAAGCTACATTGTAAGTGTATGGTTTGGTGTCCATATTTGAATCTCGAAATATCAATTGTCGACAAGGATGTCGGCCAAGAACTCCCCACATATCAGAATCAGAAGTACCTCCTCCATTTGTAAGAACTGGTCGAATAAACTCAAAGGGATTAGCTAGGGCAGTTTTTCGAGTTGAGGTCTTCTCAGGTAGTCGAACTGGGGTTGCATTACGAGGGTCTGCAATTGCACGTAGAAGTGTTGCAGATCCAGAGCCAAATATTGCATTTCTTTGCATTTTTGACAAGGCGTTTCTTCTTGTTTTACGTCGTTTTGGCTGAGGATGTACTCGAATTGTCTTAACACTTCTTGGTCTTCTCGGAGCAGGTCTTGTAGGTTTTGCCACTCGGATGACTTTGGTTCTGTTTCTTCTTGGACGTGTCTTCTTTTTCTTCGTATCAATTTGGACATCGATTTTTGGCATGTTAAGATCGAAATATAAAAATAACTCTTTTTGTTTTTATTTAAATTTTTGTTTTGTTTTTGGTTTTTAGATTTTTATTTATAAAAAGTAAAATATATATATTACAACTAAGTTTAATTTACACTTAGTTTTATCAATGACAAGGGGTTTTTGCAATAAAAGAGGGAGAACTACCTCTACAACATCTCCCTCTTTTAAAACACCTTTTTAATCTTCAATGTGCACTGTGTTTTAATCAAGATGGAACACGATCGTTCTATCTGGGTGGAGGGCACCATGAAATTCGTTGTATGTGATTGTTTCATCACCACATGATGTTTTTAATTCATATTGTGCCTCTCTCAGTGGCTTTTCCTTCGGAGTAACGCCACATATGATGTTGTTAAATTCTCTTTCATTGTAACATTGTAAGTTTGTCAACATTGAATGAAATTTTTCTTTTCGAAAATTGGTGTATAACCAATATCTGTCATTGATATCTGCCAATCGCATAGACTTAGGGGAGAACTGTAATTTCTTAGTACACATATCTTCTACAGTACGAACCTTCTGGTTCTTTACAGCTTCAATCCTCATTTGTCTAAATTCGTACAAAGCTTGTCGTTGTTTATCGGACAGCTTAGGATCTTTCTCTTGTTTAGTCGCTTCATTGATTGGAAAATGCATAGCTCTGGCTGCATCGAAAGTAGTTAGAGAATCAAGTTTCTTTTGATTGATTGTTGGAAAATTTCTAACTATTGAAGCAACTGTATCTCTGAATTTTATTAACTTTTTACACAATGCAGGATTGCAGCCGGCAATTAATTGTACATATGAATCTATCTTTGAAAGATAATCCATATAATTTGTTCCTTTTTTAACTCTAAATAGAGATGCATACATTTTGTCATAATTTGGTACAAAAAAATTCATATGACCTTCTTTGTGATTAAGTACACCAGCAAACTCTATAGGTTCTCCAATTCGCCATGATTCAAGAATAAATCCAATTTCTGCTGAAAACTGCGCATACAATGCATCATCATAAATATAACTAGGATCTTTACTATAAATAGCATCATCTCCTAGAAAATTACAAAAAGCAAGTATTCGGTCTAATTCTTCATCAAAGTTATCTTTACCTACTTTTACTTTAATCTGGTCTTTTAACAATCGGATAAGACAGTAGGCATGTCTGTAAAAATTGACATCTGAATTTTCTTGCAAAGTAATGTATCCACCAGATGAAATTCCTTGAAATACAAGATATATCAATCCACGTCCATTCCCGATGTACACAACACAAACTCTACAATACACATCAGTATCAAGTTGATATTTAAACAATTTATCTTTATTGTAG